ATACTATTCTAAGAGTCATTGACGATAAAGTTGGTATCAATATTGCTGCTCCTAACAGTGCTTTAGACGTAGGTGGCGATATAGGACTTACTGGAAGTATAATTGTTTCAAACACTAACGATGCAATTAACTTAGATACTGGGGCTATACGTACAGCAGGTGGTGTTTCTATTAAGAAAACACTAAGAGTTGGGCAAGGACTTAATGTTACAGGACTTATTTCATCTACTAACATCTATCCATCTGCAGATGAGATTTATGATCTAGGTGCTGATGCACTAAGATGGAATAATGTTAAAGCAAAGAAAATCATTGCTGACGAAATTGAAGGTACAATTAGTGGTAATATTACAGGTAATGCTAACACAGCAACAAACTTAAAAAATCCTACAAGTTTTACAATAGCAGGCGACATTGTATCGAGCGGATTTACGTTTGACGGTATTGGCGATGCTAAAGTTTTCAATACACAGTTGACAGCCAACATTATTACAAGTAAAGATGCACCTTTACCTAATGTTTCAAGTGAAGACGATCAAGTACTTGTATACAGAGCTAATCCTACAACAGGAAGCACGTCATCAGGACTATTAAGACAGGATAGGGATACATTTGTTGGTGACTTAGGAGTACCACTTGGTGGTATACTTCCATTTGCAGGTCCTAATGTTCCATACGGCTACCTATTGTGCGATGGCGGTGAAGTTGAAATAGCAAAATTTAGAGCATTATATGATATAATAGGTACAACATACAATGGATCAGCAACATTAAATGGTGCAGTAGGTAAAACTTTTAGGGTACCAGATTTAAGAGGAAGATTTGCACTTGGACGTCATAACATGGACAACAATATTACAGTTCCAAACGATGTAGGCGGCTTTGTTGACAATGGTGGAGGCTCACCAGTACCTGCAAGAATTAGTGGTACTGAACCAGAAACACTATCAGCGTCAAGCGGTAGTAGTTCTGTTACATTAAATCTTTCTAATTTGCCTGAACATACACATAGTATGGTGCAAGATGGCGAACAATTCTACGGTGTACGAGTTGATACTGCTCCAACAGTTAGCTCTATATCAGGTAGAGGACCAAATAACCCAGGTGAAGCTCAATACCTTCCTGATTCAGGGCCAATTAAAACTCCTACAGGAACAACTTTAAGTTCGCCTGTTGGTATTATGAACCCTTACTTAACAATAAATTATATTATTAGATCAGGTCCGCCTGCATTTGTAACTACATAGGAATAAGGAATGGCATATCAAGTTAATAAAACAGACGGAACAATTGTAGCAACAGTTGCCGACGGCCAAATAGATACTTTATCTACTGATCTAACACTGATAGGAAAAAACTACAGTGGGTTCGGTGAATCACTAAATGAAAATTTTATTAAATTACTTGAAAATTTTTCAAGCTCAACACAACCAGGTAATCCTATTAAAGGACAGATTTGGTTTGACAATACAGAAAACAAATTAAAAGTTTATAGCGGAACTGCATTTGTACCTGTAAGTTCTGCAACAATAAGCAACACACAGCCTACAACATTAGGTGTTGGTGATTTATGGTTTAATGACACAGATAAGCAATTATACTTTTTTGATGGTACAAACACAATTCTTTTAGGTCCTGACTATTCGGAACTACAAGGTCTTAGTGGAATACAAGTTACTAGTATACTTGACACACTTAACCAAACACGTGTTATAACAAGTTTATATAATAACGGAATACTATTAGGAATATTTTCTAAAGATTCTTTTACACCTAAAAATGCAATTGAAGGATATACAGGAAGTATAGAACCTGGGTTTAACCAAGGTACTCTTGCTGATATGAAATTTGATGTTACTTCAACAAACTCAGATAAATTAGGAAATGTAGACGCAACAACATATGCAAGAAGAGATACTTCTAATCAGTTTGCAGGACAAATTAGAATTAATACAGATTTAGGTATTGTGTTTGGTGCGGGAGACCAAGGTAACATTACAGTTAGTGATGGTAATTTGTTTTTTAGTAATACAGCATCAGATAAAGGAATTGTATTCAATGTTAGAAAAGGTATTGTACAAGAAGAAGCACTAAGGATTGATTCAACTGATAGAAAATTAAGTGTATTTGAATCATTTCCAACAAGTGAAGCAGTATTTGGCGGCAGCGTTGAGATTAAAGGTAATACTACTATTAGAGGACAGTTAACAATTGAGGATGGAGACATTCTTAGTCTTAACACACAAAACCTAGTTGTTGAAAACAAGCAAATTGAATTAGCAAATACAGGCGATACTGCAACAAACTCAGATACAGTTGCAGATGGTGGTGGTATAGTTCTTAAAGGACCAGCAGGAAATATTGATCATGTCCTACTTTGGAGTAATTTAGGATTAGCAGCAACAACAAGAACACCTGAATTAGCAGCACAAGCATGGACATCTTCAGAACATATAAATCTTGCTACAGGAAAAGCATTTAAAATTGATGGTGTAACAGTGCTAGATGGATCAAGTTTAGGCGCAGGCATTACTGCTATTCCTGGTGTTACTTCTTTTGGTACACAGAACATTGTTAACATTGGTTCTACTCCGCCTACAGCAGATTTTAAATTAGAAACAGATTCAGGTAGCAGCAAGCCAAGGATTACAACTCTTCTTTCAGATGCTGACTTAGAATTAGCACCAGACGGAACAGGTAATGTTGCTTTAATAGGTTCACCAAAAATAACTGGATTAGGAGATCCTACAGATCCACAAGATGCTGCATCAAAAGAATACGTTGATGATACTATTGAAACTAGAAGTCTTGCATTTAGCATGGACTTGTCAGATGGTAAACCTAACACTTATATTTCAGGAACTATTCTTACACAATTAGCACCACCAGCAGATTTTAGAAATGGTACACTTGCTAGAATATTGTGTACAACTTTAAGCAACAGCACAACAAGTTTAGAAATAAATCCTTTGAGATCAGAAACAAGAGACGATTTCAATTTAACAAGTGGCGGTTCTGCATCAGCATTACAACAAATGGCATTTAACACAGCGACTATTGCTGCACCAGCAGTTACAACTTTAAGAATAATTAAAACTTTCCAAATTGTAGCAGGTGCTTGGTCGTTTGTAAGTGAAGTGTCGTTACCATAGGTAATTAGGAGCGAGTATGGCATACGTAATTAATAGAAGTGATGGAACAGCGTTTACAACGTTGCAGGATTCAACAATCGATACAACTTCTAGTGTAACATTAGTTGGAAGAAATTATATCGGTTACGGTGAAATTCAAAACGAAAACTTCTTATACTTACTAGAAAACTTCTCTAATGCATCTGCTCCATCAAAACCAATTAGTGGTCAACTGTGGTGGGATACAGCAGGTCCTGTACTTAAAATATATGACGGAACTAAGTGGTCAGAAGTTGGCGCCGCAACTATTTCAGAAAATGCTCCTGAAAATCCACAACAAGGTGCATTTTGGTACAAGTCAGGATCAAATACTTTACACACATACAATGGCAGTGGTTGGGTTTTTATAGGACCAGAATCAGCAGAAGGATACGGTGTAACCAGAGCAAGAAGCACAGTGCTAACAGCAGACACAGGAACAGGATACCCTGTAATACTAATTACAATATCTGATATAGTAGTTGCAATTGTATCAACTAATTCGTTTACAATAGCAGACAGCAATCCTGTAACAGGCTTTACATCAGTAGACACTGGTATCACACTAAGTTCATCATATTTTGTTAATGGCGCATTAAAAGGAAATGCGGATACTGCAACACGACTAAACAATATTAGATTAATCAATGGTGTAGGCTTTAATGGTACACAAGATATCAATATTAGTGCAACCACAACACACAGTTTGACAGCAGGTAATTATATTTCAGGCAATGACTTTGATGGCAGTGCAACAACAGAATGGTCAGTTGATGCAACATCCTCAAATGTAATTGGAAAAATTGTTGTAAGAAATACTGCTGGCGGATTTAGTGCTGGCACTATTACAGCAGATTTAGAAGGAAATGTTACAGGTAATGTAACAGCAAATTCTGGAACATCAAGATTTGATGTAGTTGAAGCAAATACATTTATAGGACAGACTTTAACAGGTAATGCATTTAGTGCAACAAAATTAAGAACAGCAAGAGATATAAACGGTGTTGCATTTGATGGACAATCAGATGTCACAGTTCCAGCAAGTGCAAGAACACTTACTGATACAGCACTTGCAGCAAACGTTGTAAGTTCTCAACTAGAAAGTGTAGGTGCACTAACAAGCCTGGTTGTAAATGGCACTGTTGTTGTAAGCAGTAACCATACAATTATAGCAGGAGGAACAGGATCAACTACAACAACGACACGTCAGATGAGACTTGTTGCAGATGATGGTACAGATACTTCAGTAGTTGATTTGATTTCACCTGACGTATCGGTTTCAGCAGGCTATGGCAGTAATGGCGGAATAGTTCCTGATGTTGATCAAGCACTAGACATTGGTAAGAGTACAAAAAGATTTGACAATGTTCATGCAAACACATTCAATGGTGCTTTAGTTGGCAATGCAGATACAGCCACTTCAGCAACAACCGCTACAAATATCGCAGGCGGAGCCGCAGGCTCCGTTGCTTACCAGACTGCGTCTGGCGCAACTGCGTTGCTTCCTATCGGAGCGTCAGGCCAAGTTCTTAAATCGACAGGCTCGACTGTGCAATGGGGAGCACCTAGTTTAGCAGAAATTATCCCAGGCAATTATATTACAGGAAATAATTATGATGGGTTATCAACACAAAGTTGGGCAGTTGATGCAGCCACAGCAAACACTGCTAGTAAAGTTGTAGCAAGAGATAGCAGCGGAAATTTTGCAGCAGGCACAATTACTGCATCATTATCAGGAAATGCAACAACAGCAACAACAGCAGATACACTAAGCGGTAGCAGAACAATTAACGGTGTTGTATTTGATAACAGTGGCAACATTACAGTAACAGCAACAGATCCAAATGCAGTTGCTAAAGCAGGCGGAACAATGACAGGTAGGTTAACGCTTTCAGCAGATCCTACAAGTTCAATGCATGCTGCTACAAAACAGTATGTTGATGCTAGTTCTGGATATACAATTGTTTCAGGATCATCGTCAGCAGTAGGTTACACTAACCAAGTAGGTAGTTTTAATAATGGATCTAACTACTTTGATGTGTATCCACCGTCAGGAAAATCTATGTCTAACTTAATAGCATTTATTCCATCAATAAGAACTATTCATTATGCAGGTGGTGTAGATGGTAATGATAGTTTAAGATGTACATACACATATTTGAGTAATAGAATAAGAGTATACGTACAAAACACAGAACAAAGAAGCAAACCTGCGGCTAATTACTTAGGAGTATGGAGTTAATATGAAATATATCTGTATAGAAGCCGGCGAAGTAACATCATTAATGAGTTACGAACCTGAGGTACCATCAGGTGTTACTGTTGTTGAAATAACTGATGAAAAGGCTGATCAACTAGAAGCAGGAACACACATTTTTGATGTTCCAACGCAGAGTGTTACACTTAAAACTGAACAGGTTATTAGACGTGAAAATACAATTGAAGAAAATGGTCAAGAGAGAGAATTTTTAAATTCAACAGACTGGAAGGTATTACGCCATATTAGGCAAAAACACCTTGGTATTGCTACTACTTTAACTGAAGAACAGTATACAGAATTAGAAAATCAACGAGAAGCAGCAGCACAGAGAGTTGTTGATATTGAATAAATATAGTTACAAACTAGGAAAAATACATGGCATATCAAGTAGATAAATTTAACGGGACTTTTTTAACATCCGTAGCGGATGGTACTATTGATACAACCACAGATCTAAGATTTGTTGGTAAAAACTATGCTGGATATGGTGAAGTACAAAACGAAAATTTCTTACATATACTTGAAAACTTTGCCAATACTACTGCTCCTCCTAAAGCACTTGAAGGGCAGATTTGGTATGATAGCGGAAACAAAAAACTAAAATTTTATGATGGCGTAAAATTTAAGTCAGCATCAGGTGCTGAAATAAGTGCAACTGCTCCAGGCGGTCTAGGCATAGGTGACTTTTGGTGGGATACATCAGCAAAACAGATGTATGCTTATGATGGCGGTACATTTGTTTTAATTGGTCCTGAAGCAAGTCCAGACTTAGGTACAAGTGGTGTTGTAGCACAAGTTGTTAAAGACAGCGGTAATGCGAACCATTCTATACTTAAAGTTTTAGCAGGTGGTAAGACAGTCGCTATTGCATCACAAACAGCATTTACACTTAATAGTTCAGTTAATCCTATTGATGATTTTACTAATATTAAGAAAGGACTTACACTTGCAAATACAGATTCAAATGGAATAAGTGCAGATGATTACATTTATTGGGGAACATCTTCAAACGCATTAAGACTTGGCGGATTGCAAGCAAGCGATTATATTACAAAAGGCACAGTTGAATTTACAAGCACAGTACTTTATGATGATCCGGGATTAAAGATTGGTGATCAAAGAGATTTACATATATTCATTAATAGTGCTGATGAGCCTAGAATAAACAGTTTACTTGGAAACCCAATTGACTTAGTTGTTACAGATGGTGGTATAGATTACAAAACAGCACAGGTAACACTTTCAAGTTTACGTCCAGGAACAAGCGGAAATTTTGATTTAGGTGAATCTACATATAAGTGGAGAAACATTTTTGCACAGGCAATTAGTGCAAATCTAACAGGTGATGTAACAGGTGATGTAACAGGTTCAGTTACAGGAAATGTAATTGCAAACGATACACAGGTGATGATTAATGCATCAACAAAAGAAATTGGTTATACAGGAGCAACACTTGTAGGAACATTATTAGGAAATGTAAGCGGTAACGTTACAGGCACTGCTTCAAATGCAAATAATCTAAACAACATCGGACCTTCAATTGGAGTACCTAGTCCGTTAACAACTAGTATTCCTGTAAGAGATTCAAATGGAGATATCACTGCAAATCAATTTATAGGTATAGCAGACAATGCAGATAAACTTGCAGTTGACGGTACATATAGAGTAGCAGATACAGATCCAGTTGCAGACACAGTTGCAGCAAGAGATAGTTCAGGTAACCTAGAAGCAGTATTATTTGAAGGAACTGCAACTTCAGCAAGGTACGCAGACTTAGCAGAGAAATATTTAACTGATAAAAATTATGAAGATGGTACAGTTGTTAGCGTAGGCGGCGTACAAGAAGTAACAGCATGTAAAGAAGGTGACAGAGCATTAGGAGTTATATCTCCAAGTCCAGCATACATGATGAATGCACATTTAGCAGGCGGACAGTTTGTTGCACTTAAAGGAAGATTAAATGTTAAAGTAATTGGACCAGTTAACAAAGGTGACAGATTAATTGCTACTGATAATGGATGTGCTAAAGCATCATCTAGTCATGCAGACGTTTTTGGAATAGCATTAGAAAGCAACGCAAGCGAAGATGTTAAACATGTTGAATCGGTAGTTTTATAATGCCAAACATTAAAGCCAGCGACATAAACACAATCAGACAAAAAATTACTGATGTCTTAGGCACCGGCTCAACTAGTTTCGGGTATGGACAAACAGTTTTTAGTTCTCCTGTAACAGCAGGTACAATTATTCAAAAATCTCAGTGGGACGCTGTAAGATTTGATATTGTAAATTCTTATATACACCAAACAGGAAATAACCCTAGTGCAATTATTGTTAGTACTCAAGATACTGTAAATGATGATGCAAGTGGTGCATTTCAAAACTATGATTACTTTGCTGACTTATTAAGAAATAATAGATTTGATGTTGCTACAGGACAATTTACTTTAAGTTCAATTGATACAAAATCTACAAGTGCAACTTGGAGTAGTTCAGCCAATTGCACTATTACACTTGATTTTGCAACTGCTGATGACGGTCGCCACTTTTTTAATAGTGGAGGAAAAATTAGAGTAGAAGCAATACACAGTGGAGGCACTTCTGCACAAGCAAATGCTTGGACAAACATTTTAGCAACTATTGGTGAACAAGATTTTAAAGGTGATTTAGTAGCATCATTAGGTTATTATACATTAACTAATACATACCAAACATATTTTTCAAGGGCAGCAAGCACACCGTATAGTGCTAACACATACAATCTTAAAGCAAGATGTAATGTTGCAGATAACAGTGCAGGCACAGCCACACAGGTAGAAATACAAGTTAATTTAGCAGATTCATACGTAGATCCAGGTGCACCGCCTCCAGGAGACTTAGTGGACGGTACTTTAACCGTTAATGCTTACAAAATACAAGCAACAGGCACGTTACAACCAACAAACGATCCGTTTTCAGTAACTGGCCCTAGTAGCATTACTATGTCAGCAATCAGCGTATCATAATACTGCTATTATAAATACTTGTGAGGTAAAACAATGGCAGGTGTAAACCAAAAAATCAGTAAAGTCGACTATAACTCTATCCAAAGTGATGTGGATAATATTTTGGGTACAGGCTCTGTAGATTTTGGTTATGGGCAATCTGTTTTAAGTTCGCAAGTTACAGAATCTAATTCAGTTACAGTAAATGAATATGCAGCATTACGCTTTGATATTATCAACGCCTATAAACATATATACAATGCAACACCACCCGATGTTGATGCACAAACTATAGGTGCACCAATCAGATTTGATAGTGCGCCACCAGACGCTGCTCCTATCAGTTATTGGCAATCAGTAGTAACTAGCATGTCCGCTCAAAGAAAAACACTAG